CGACGCCAATGCGGTCAGTAAACCGCTGTTGGGTGTAAACGAACGAGCGACTGATGGGCTGGAGATACTCGCTTGGGCTGATGGTGATCAGCTGGCCGCGAACTTTCTGGATTGCGGCCTCAACCCAATTTTCATCCCAGTTGTCGGTCTGGACAAGCGCACGCAACTGCTCGGCAGTAAAGTATTCAACACGGTAGATCCCCGGCGTGTGCTCAAGATCCGTGGAAAACGACGGGATAAAGACGTGCTCATCCAGGTTGAAGGCGCGGATGATGGGGTAGGACCGCTCTGGACCGTCCATAGGAACGGTAGTCTCACCTGTCTCGCGCAACTCGCGGAGCATCTTGTTGGCTTTGGCCTTGGAGCATTGGTACTGCTGAACAAAGATGTCTTTCAGGTCATCCGCTGCGCTCTTGTCCTCAATCAGGGCGACAATATCGATGGCAGGAAACTGCTCTTGCAGGTCTTGCAGGCGAACACTGACCATCACTTTCTCTTTCCGCTTCTCCCAGAACTGACCCATAACGGCGATGCCTTTCTCATCCATGAAATTGGCGCACATCTCAACCTCACGCTCAATTTCTGGGATCTGCGTCTGGATCATCCAACGCATAAAGTTGCTGACAAGCTGACTACGAGAACCGTCTTCAGAACCAATGGGAACAGCGGTCAGATTGGCCCGCTTAAACGCCATGCCTTTCATGGCAACCTTCTTGTTGATGATGTTATCAACGAGGAATACACGCAGATCGCTAGCGCCGTCCCACGGCGTGGGCGTTACTTTGCTACCTTCACGGGAATGCTTCTTGCCGTCAGCGGATTGGCCGTTCCAAATAGCGTAACGGGTCTCGTAGTTCAGCCGACACTGATCAATAAACGGCTGGTTATCACGCACGCAATCCTCAAAGGCTTTCTTCAGCAGGTTGAAGCTCGGTCCCTCGTTTTCAGCCGGTGCCAATTGCAGGCCTGGGTCTGAAGTCATAGATTTGGCGTTGCCGTCAATAGAACTCATAGGCTTAAATCACCACTAATGCAGGTTTTTGATAAATCAAGCAATCAATAACTCCAAGTTCTATCATCAATGTTCTCATTCACGTTGGGATCTACAAATGAGCATTGAGACACGAGCAGGTAGCGTAGGCAGTCAATGGGATCCTTGGTGGCTTCTTCCTTTCCTCCTTTCGCAGTGTATTCCTGCATAGCGTAGATCAGGTTTTGGCAACGCTCGCTGATATAAAGTTTAGGACCGTTGAGGGATGAGATGGGTTTGTTCTCATCGTAGGACAGTAGGCCGTTGATCAGTTGTAGACCGTTCTCAATCTCAACGCCGGGGGCGGGGAGAAAAACCATACCAGCGTCGTCCAGTTCGCTGATGATGGTCGTTGCACCGTTGGCAGCTTGCCGTTCAGCGGCGCCAAGGCGGGGATCGATAAACCGCTCAAAGACCTTTTCGCCTTCCTCGCAGTTCTTGATCAGTTCGACGTAATCATTGATGCCCTTCTTGGAACCCTTCTGGGCTGGGCCTGCTTTGCCTTCTGGGCCGGTACCAGGTAACGCCCAATCATCGTAGTCCGGCCACTCGCGGTAAACCCACCAAGTGCCGGCAGCATCAATGGCAACCCACAGCATGAACCAGTTCTTGGACCCGGCAGGATCAAGGACCATGTAACGTGTTACATTGTAATCGACGTTGTTCGTCCAAGGCAGTTTGTCATGTGGGATGACGTTGATCTCCTTGTTGAAGCCTGGGAACACGCTGGTCATGCTCTTGGTGGGAACGCCGTAGGCGCGAGCGAACACTTCGTCTTTGGCGCGGCCCAGAAGCTTGTTTCGGAAGTCGGACGTATCGATGAAGCTGTTGTCCTCTGTCCAAAAGTAATAGATGATGGTGCCGGGGCGGGACAGGGACTCTTGGACAACGGGAAGCTCGCGACCAACTAGTGGGGCAAACCGTTTCTCAAGCGTGCGAGTCTTGCCAAGAATGTCCTGCACCAAGGGCGTCCATCCAGTCAGGGTAGTAAATGTCAGAATAATGCGCCCGTGGTAGTCCGTTGTGCGGTATTGCAGCGTCTCAAACATCTTCTGCGGGCATTCCTCGTCACACCAGATCAGATGGGCTTTAAAGCCTTCGGCGACCTGTGCGTCAGCCTGATAGGATCGGTAGTTGCTGAACTTGATGCTTCCCCCACGGCGAAATCCATTAACGGGGGGAAGGATGCAGATGTTGTCGGTAAACCCGTTCTTCTGCGAGTACTGGACGCTGTGGTTCAAGCCTTTCTTTGTAGGCAGGGTACGGATGCCGTTGGGCAAGGCGTCCCAGATCATGCGCTGCTGGTCCTCAATAGATCTGTCCTCGTTGACGTGGTAGGCGCGGACTTCGGCGCCGGGGATGGTGCCAGCCGCCCATACGCACAGACGGGAGGCGATCATGCTTTTGCTTGAACGGTTGCCACCCAAGATGACGTGGTTCGTGTACTTGTCCCAGTTCTTCATCATGGTCTGCCATGACGGGAGGATCCAGCCAGCACCCACAGGATTCATCAAGGCATCATGGTTCCGTTGCTCACGGAAAGTCAGGTAGTCAGCCAGCTTTTCCTTGGGCCAACTCATCAAGACTTCATCTGATGGATTGGGAACCCAAGGGATGCCAAAATCGGGCTTAAAGTCGTCGCAGAAATGTACGTCGCCAAGTGGCATGATATGTTATTTATTATTCTGACTCTTCTTGCCGGTGGCCAATGCGGAATAGACTGATCCTTGCAGCTTCAGATCCTGCCAAGGAATTACACCTTGTCCGTCGATGTTCAGACCATTGACCTCAGGATAAATGGACAAGCGGGCGTACTCCCTCGCGCCAGCAATGTCAGGTTCTACCATCCATTCATGGGATTCAAGTTTCGTAATCATGGCGCACCATGAGCAAAATAAATTGCAATAGCTACTGGTTCTTTAGTACAATATTTAACTATTAGGGAAACTAATACCCATGTAGGCAGTTAATTTTTGACTCCAAAAAAGCTAAAAGCACAACACGTTTAACCTATGGCCACAAAACGCATCCTAATCGGAACACCTCTCAAGGGCGAGATTCCTAAATCTTACTTTCGGACCAGCCTGGTTCTGGCATCCGCTGAAATCCCTAATGTAAAACTAGACTGGATCCTACTGGACGGTCCAGCGGTGCAGATCGCACGTAACGAAATTGCAGCATACGCAATCGAGAACAAGTTCGATGAACTGATCTTCTGGGACAAGGACGTACTTGCCCAGCGTAACGGCGCAGATGTAACGGATAGCGCCTTGATGCGCCTTATCGGCCATGACTGTGACATCGTTACCTCGGTGTACGCTTCCCGGTCGTTGGACACCCATTGGCACGTCAGTTCCTTGCCGGGGGAGGAACCCAACGAACAGGGGTTGCAGAAGGTTGAGCGGGCCAGCATCGGATTCTCGAAGATCAAGGTCTCCGTGTTCAAGAAGATCGCCAAGGACAACCCAGACCGAGTTGCCATGCTGATTGACCCCAACCGCGCCCCACGCTCCATCCCTGAGTTGTTTCCAATGGAACTGACTGGGCGTAACACTCCAGCTTACCGGCTCAAAGAGATCAAAAACGCTCTGGCTGAGTGCAAGAGTGATGACAAGTTGCGTGCCCGCATTGAGCGGGAGCTTAACGTGCGGTACGACGAACCCAACGCTTTCCTGTCGGAGGACTATGGATTCTGCAAGCTGGCTCGGGAGTCTGGCTACGACATCTGGATGGATAGCCTGATGGTCCTGGGCCATGAAACCAAGGTCACTGTTCCTATCGAAACCCCCAAGCTCATGGAGATGCTGTCCGAGCCGTGGCGCAAAGACGAACTGGCCGTAATCAAAAGCCAGCTGATCAAGCAGAACCAAGCTGCCAAGGAAAAGAATAACACCAGCCGCAACTAACCATGAACGCATCCATTAAAACCATCACCCCTGAACAGCATTGGCACAATGGACGGCAGGCAGAGGCTTTCTTTGGCCTGCTGGATAAGCATGACAAACTGATGCAGGAGTATCTGAAGCTGGAGGAGGAGATGAAGAAACTCCGTAAAGCCAACAAGGCAGCAACGGCAAAGGCTGCTGCTGTTGCTGTTAGTCCTTAACGGCCCCTGTCTTCCTCACAACCTTGGCATCGATGTCATTGGGATCGGCCAGATCTATCGGTGCTGACTGAATGGTTGGTACGCTCGCCTTCCCACTGAGGCGGGCTACAATCTCCTCCTTGCTGAGAGATCCGTAGTTGTTGACCTGGATATTGACGTTTGCCCCCTGCGTGGCGTTCAGACCGGCAATCCGTTGCCGTTTGTCAATGGCCACAGCCAGGTTGAACCCCAGTGTCTGCAACGGAGTTTCATCCACCGTGTCCAGCATTCGGTCGACAATCTTATCCGCTAGGGTGTCGAGCTTGCCGATCAGTCGTTGATTAAATT